AGTTGTAGTTGTAGGGGGAACCGTTGGTGCGGTTTCGCTATTAGAAGCAACTCCACCGAATGTGGTGCAAGTTCCAGAGACACAACGCTCTGTTGAGCCAGCCTCGCTATCAACCATCAGCGCAGGAGGCAAACCTTGGTCGTCAAGGTTGAACGAAGCAAAACCAAGTTTGTATGTACCGCTTATAGAGACTTCGTATGTTGAAGTTTGCCAACCAGTAGCACCATAAGAATTCGTGGAGTAATCACCAGTGCCAGGATTGGTAAACCCAAGAAGTGCATATTGCTCGACATAGTTGTTGACCGTTACTACTGGATTGCCAGTAACAGTCACGGGAACGAGTGAAGTGATAGAGCCGTCGTTGAAAGGAACATAGTCAGTTCCTACGTAGTTCCAAGCCATTGTGTATGTTGTGCCTGCCGTCAGTTGCACCTCACGAGTTATCCAGGCCGCGTCAGTCGGTGTGCCCCCACCATTGCCCGACGCTTGCGCCTGCGATGTAAGCATGTTTTTAATTTCTGTTACCGCGCCAGCCGAAAGGCTTAAGGCACTTGCCGCTTGGTCAAAAGTCTGTTCGCCTTTGGGTTGAAGCAGAACAGCATTTGTTCCGTTGTTGGGTGAGAATGTCCAACTCCCAGAAGCAACTGCTGGTGCGTAATACTCGCTAGACGGGTCTCCAACAGCACCTCTAGAACCGTGAGTGAAAGTCCGAGAACCAGTAAATATGGTTACACCACTACCGTTGCCAGTGATGGTGTTGCCCAATGTCCCAGACTGGCTCCCCTTGCTCCAGCCCGTAAAGGTTCCGTCCTCAAATCCAGCATCAGGGAAAGAATCAGCCTGGACTGGCGCAGAAAAGCCGAAAATCGAGAGAAGAAGGAAGAATACCGAAGGTACAGCCATGATGGCTGCGGGCTTGTTTATGCGACGTCTACCACCGAACATCTGACCTCCAGAAAAAATACCTCTAATTCTAGCATTTTTTGGAGTTTAAATATAAGTAAACAATTTTATTTAAACATCAGATACGAGACAGCTTTGGCAATTCCTTCTTCAAGAGTTATTTTTGGGGTGTAAAAAGACAACATTTTTGCAGGGTCACATACGCGATATTGAACACCTTCTGGTGCTCCAATTATTTTTTCGAACTCAGGAGAGTAACCGCATTCAGTTGCCACCAAGGTTGCCAAGTCATTAAATGAAGTAACTCGCCCAAGCCCTAAATTTACTGGACCTTGTATGTCTTGTCGTACGGCTTCTAGTGTTGCCGCAACAACATCTTCCATGTGTATGAAGTCTCTTACTTGATTACCCGAACCCCAAATCTTAAATGGGTTCGCTTTGTCAACACCACGCTTAATAAACGACGGGAAAGGGTAGTCAAGCGACTGGTCTTCTCCATACCCAGAGAATGGACGGAATACATGGACTCTTAGCCCTTCTTTTTCTGCATAACTTGCAAGCATCTCTCCGGTGAGTTTTGCCCAACCGTACGTGTAATCGGGGGATTGAATATTGCTTAAGTCGATATCCGACTCGGTCAGACGATGAGTAGAACCATAATCTTGTAATTTTATTGGATAGGCAGCCGAAGAAGAGTAATAAATAATCCTTCCTGGTTTTGTTCTTAATGCCCACTGGAATAATTCAGAATCAATTGCAAGGTCTACTGCGACAGATAGTGGCTCGCCCTCTATGGTCGCCCTTCCTCCAACTATCGCTGCCAAATGAACCACTAGGTCAAAGTGGGTTTCGTCTATTGCAAAAAACTTACGGGCGTCTATTCCATTTTTTATATCTACGCCCGTTATGTCGTGACCATCAAGCGCTTTATGAAAATATCCCCCTACAAAACCAGCGTCGCCAGTAATGAGAATTTTCATCTGCATCCCCATATTCCATATATGTATGGTTCGTCAAATATTGTCGTGTCAAGCATGATAAAAACATCTGGGTTCCACCCAGCACTCTTCAAAAGTGTCTCTACGTCATATCTACCCCATGCCCAGTAATGCTCTTCGTTGTCGTCATACCAAGCGTCAATTGGGGTTGAAAGAACCAAAGTTTGAGATTTTCTTCTTATTAAACCCAAGACTAAACCTGGGTCTTCAACATGCTCAATGCTTTCTGAGCAAATATACAAGTCAACATTGTCAATCTTTTCTAAATTGACTTCCAGTGGTCCAGAGTATTCATAACCCTGCGCATAATCGCCCAATATCATCTTTTCAATATTTAACGCTTTAGCGATTACTGCGTTTCCGCAACTTAGGTCAGCAACAGATTTTGCATTTACCTGATGAGCCATGTCGTTAGCAAGTTGAATTGTCGTATTGACTCGAATAGCGTGTCCGCGTCCAAATCTTTCATGGTCGTGCGGCTCGGCGTATATTTTTGCCAACTCTTCAGCAGCGTGAAACTCCCTTAACTTCTTTATCACCTGTGAAACCCCATATCGTTACCATCGAGTGCTTTGTAAAAATATTTAACAATAAAACCGGCGTTGCCAGTGATAAGAATTTTCATGAGTTTAAAGACTCACATAATGCTACTTGAAACATGCCGGGCGTTTCGTGGCTGACAATTTTCCATCCATTCGATTCAAGCATCCGAGCGTATCCTTCGACGTCCCATGCCCAAGTATGATATCCATAGTGGGCATCAATGGTTTCCGTCCACGGAGAACTAGCAATTAGATACTTGCTTTTTTTACTAACCATATCGACGAACTGATGTGGTCCTACTAGATGCTCAATCATTTCTGTTGCAATAGCAATATCTGCCCAGTCAATTGGGTCAAATACATTTCCATAACGAACGTCTTGATTCCTATCTACCGCTCCAGCAACGTTCGATGGTTGCAAATCATAACCCCATTTTTGAGCTTTTGGAATTTCTGTTAGCAGCGACAAAAGACCACCGTCACCAGCACCCAGGTCAACAACTGTCAAGTCTGACGACCACACAGACATAGCAAATCTTGCTGCGGTATCCAAACGAGGCCGGTGCATTTCTTGGTCAACGTGAGGCGCAATCTCCCGGTCTAAATACCATTCTGCAGTGCAATACTCAGGAATTGTATCTAATGGGAAAAGTCTGTCTTCTCTCATTTTATATTTCTTAGTTTCTGCAAGTCATCTTGTAGTTGGGTAGCAACATAGTTGTTGAATGTTATTTCATCGGCACCCCATACCTCTGGGCTGTTTGCTTCAACATAGGTGTTGTCTGAAAGTGCTTTTTGGAACAAGGGGTGCACGTGTTCAATGATTACATCATCAAAATACGTGATGTTTGTTCCACGCCCAAGTTCCATCCAGAAGTTATCCAAGAATAGATGGATGCTTCCTGGAACACACATATACCCCAAGGTGTTAACAATATTGGAGGTCATTGTGACTGATGTGGCCAAGTTAATGCCATGAGCGAGGTCGTTGCCGTAGACTACTCCTACTTTAAGTTTGTCTAATTCGTTAATGAAAGTTTCATCCCACCCTTTGGTGCGAGGCAGGTGGTCGTCTCCCATAAACCCAATGTTTCGTGAAATTTTTGCTATATTTGGAGCAACAACATTGAGGGTTCCACCAATTCGAAGGCGCGGCCCAACCAATATGTCAATACCGGGAATGGCAAGGTAGTCGTCAAGCTTTGAGTCGTCATCGTCAACAAGTACGAGCAGACGCGTATTGCGTGTAGTTGTCGTACTCCATGCGTCCATTAAACGAATTATGTTTTCGGGTCGTCCACGAGATGGGACAAGTATGGTCATTTCAGACATTTAAATCCTTGCTCTAATGATTCTACCAACATTTTACCATCGACCTGGCAGCCCAGAGGTGTTTGCGTGGTGATGATACCAATTCCATGTTGTGTCAGGAATTGCTAAAAATTTACCGCCCGCATCATGAATAGTTTTCCAAAATGGAAAATCTTGAATTCCCCAAGCACCTATATTGCTTTCTTCTGGCATAAACATGGCTTTTGAATCTAAAATCAATGAACGGCGAACGATGCAGGTAATGGGAAAGATGTGAGGTTCATTTATATCCCATTGACGACCCTTGTGCATAGGGAAGGGGTCAGAGCCTCCGATTACATCAAACCAACCCCACACAACATCCGCCTGATGCTCATGCGCACTGGTGAGTAAGGTTCCGATATGATGTGGCTGAAACTCATCGTCATCGTCCAGAAAAGCAATCCACTCGCTATTTGCCATCTTTACGGCGTTGTTTCGGTTTTCCCACGCACCTGCTTTTTTTATGTCGACTGAAATACAAACTTCAGATACTGGATGCGTTTGTTTAAGAACACTTGGAAAGGTGCGAGATGTTAGTAAATCGGAACGTGCGGGGATGGAGGGTATGCAAACAGAAACCGTGTCTAAAATCATATTTTCTCCAGAATTACTCGCATCGTCGCATCCCAGTCGTCGCCACGTTTTGCCATTGTGAAGTTTTGCAACATTTCAAGATTGTGCCCAACCTCGTCTCTTCTTACTCCAGTTTTTAACAATTCATCTAAATGATAAATCCAGTCTTCTGGTGTGCGTGCGATGCGCCCAATTCCCTGCTCGGAAAGAAGTTGATACTCTGGGGAGTAAGAAGAAACAAAAGGTATGCCAGCGGCTGCGTATTCAAGACCCTTTATGTATGATTTTGCATGGTTGAATGGGATGTCATTTAACGGCACGACACCAATGTCAATTGGTTGAAACAGCTTTGGATAAGACATGATTGGAACAAGAGGTAGTGTTTTAGATATCTTGTCGGGTATCCCGAGCTGTCTATTTGCCAGCGGAGCTCCGTTAAGGGTGTGCCCTGAATGGTGAAAACCAACACCCCTGGATATAAGGTATTTCCCTAAAAATGGGGAAAGTGTTTCTAGGTCTTTGGAACGCCATGGAGTTGCACCAACCCAACCGAGTTTGAGCCGGTGGTTCATGCGTGGAACCCTTGGTTTCCATCTATCTATATCTATTCCGTTTCTAACCATAAAAACATTTTTTCTCTTTGCCGCGTAATGTTCGTACAGAAATGGCGTAGAGGTAATTACAGCGTCAGCCTGCATAATTATTTCTGCATAAATTTCTCTATTGTTGTCGGGATTATTTTTAGGGTCTGTCGTCTGGTGTGCTCTATTTGTTGCAGCAAGACCGTCGAACCAGTCATCAATATCAACAACAATTTTTTGACCCATTTTCTTGGCAAGAGGCATTGCTTCTAAAACTTCGCGCTGCATGAGCAATTTAAAAACTATAATATCCCAACCGTGGACAGCCTTGTCTCCTGGGACAACCATGCCAAACCCACGCTGCGGGTTAAAGCCTGGGAACCCAACTGTTGCAAACCAACCTCTTTTATTTAACTCGTCAGCTGGGAGTTTGCATCTATACCATGCGCATCCGTTTGGTTGCAATGGGTCTGTTCCCCAAGCCCAATCACTAGTCAGATATCCAATTGTCGGTTTTTGTTTTTTTGGGGACACGGGCAAACAATAGCACGATAGGCCAAGACAGTTAAGACAAATATGGTAAATTAGATATATCAATAATCTAAGGAGGCGTCATGGAAAGCAAGTTTCTGAAAGATACAGCCGAAAGGGCTGTCAGAACATTTTTACAAGCCTACTTGGCAGCATGGGTTGCAACTGGTGCAGACTTTGATGGCTTGGTGGCTTCAGATAATCTCAAAGTCGGAGTTACCGCAGTTGCCCTCTCCATTGCAATGGCTATGGGTTTGAAAAAGGTTGGCCCAAACAAGGACTCTGCCTCAGCAATTTAACGGTATCTGCTCCTAGCAGGCTGTTTCCTAATCTACAATCTTTTAGGTATCTGACAAGGAGACCGCGTTCGTGATTGCTGGGATTTACAATATAACGATAGAGCAGGGCTCCACTTTTGGGCGTCTGATTTCCATTGAGCAGCCCGACCTAGCAGAAGACCCTACAGGCCAAACTTTCGAGAATTTTGACCTTTCTGGATTCACTGCCAGGATGCATATTCGAAGAACTATAGACAGCGCAACCCCAATGATAACCTTGACTACGGAAAACGGCAGGATAGCGATAAATCCAAATATCGCTGGGGCCCCAACAAAGAATAATGAAATCTCATTGAGCATCACTGCTGCAGATACGGCCGCCATCTCGAGCAGTGGGGTTTATGACCTAGAAATTATAAGTGCTGGAGGAACGGTCTCAAAAATTGTCAGAGGAGACGTCACGCTGATACCCGAGGTGACTAGATGAGCAACGTCCCCAATCAGGTCTACATCAACCAAGACACCGCTAATCAGGTTATTGTTAATCAGGACGCTCCAAACCTTGTAACGGTTAGGGCGAACTCTGGAGCAGCAAATACCCGACGCTTCGAATTCTCTCAAGGGCAAGCCGCAACTACGTGGGTCATCACTCACACTCTTGGCGGCAAACCATCCGTAACGATAGTCGACTCTGCAGATACGCATGTGTTTGGTGATGTAACATATAACAGTACAAGTCAAATCACGGTCAACTTTTCGGCGGCGTTTTCGGGCAAGGCTTATCTCACTTAAGGAAGTAAAATGGCACAAAAATTTCTAACAAATATTGACCTCAATCAGAATCAACTGATTAATGGGTCTTTTGAGGTTCTGGCCACCGACCCATCGTCAGGCAATTTTGACGGTCGCTTAATTTTCAATAGCACCGAAGGTGTAATTAAGGTTTATGACATAACCGCCTCTGCTTGGCGAAAGATGATTTCTGGCGTAACCGCTGCTGGAGACCACGCTACTTCGCTGACGATAAATGAGTCAAATGGCGCCATAACCATTACTCCGAACCTGGCCAACTCGGCTAGTGCCGGATTGATGTCGGCTTCGGACTTTACCAAGCTCGGAGATTCCACCCCTGATGCAACTGCCAACAAGCTCGTCCAGCGGGATGGTTCAGGGAACGCAAAAGTTGCGACTCCTACAGATTCTGCACACATTGCCACCAAGGGCTATGTTGACGCCGCTCGTCAAGGCTTAGATGTTAAACAATCAGTAAGAGTCGCAACAACTGCGGCAATCAACCTTTCCTCAGAGCTTGAGGCTGGCGATGTAATTGACGGTGTAACACTTGTTGCAGGTGACCGTGTTCTCGTAAAGAACCAAGGAACCGCTGCAGAGAACGGCATCTACGTTGCTGTTGCTTCTGGTGCTGCTTCTCGTTCATCGGATGCAAACGGCACTGCTGATACTGGAGAACTAAAGCCAGGAACATTCACCTTTGTCGAAGAAGGTACTACCAACTCCGATAAGGGTTTTGTTGTATCAACAAACGGAACTATCACTGTTGGCTCATCGGCAATTGCTTGGACACAGTTTTCTGGAGCTGGCTCATTCGTTGCTGGTGATGGTATTTCCCAAAGCGGAAATACAATCAATGTCAACGTAGTCGCCGACAGAACTGCCATCACTGGTGATGCCGTTGATATTGCATCAACCTATGTTGGTCAGTCAAGCATCACAACCCTTGGCACTATTACTACTGGTGTTTGGAACGGTACAGACGTTGCCGTTGCAGACGGTGGTACTGGCGCAAGTGATGCCGCTAATGCTCGTCTAAACCTTGGTATCAAGACCAGTGCCGGTGCGGTTACTACAACCACATCGACACTCGCGCGCGTTGCGGCTCAGGCTTGTGCCGCTTCTGCTAGTGGAACGTCAACAACAACGGTCACCCACAATTTCAACACTCTTGACGTAAGCGTTCAGATTGTTGAAGTCTCCACTGGTGCCACTGTTTACGGAGACGTGCTCCGCTCAAATGCCGACACCATTTCCGTTACATTGCTGGGCACAATCACCGCTGGTGATTACAGAATTGTAGTAACAGGCTAAATTTCAACCATAGATTAGCCTTGAGGGGCTAGCCGAACTAAAAGAAACGATTGAGGTCGTGGCTCAGAAATTTATAGTTCCTATTACCGTTCGCCAACTTGCTTCTGCTGGCTCCGATGCGTTCACCATCTATGTAGACCAAGACGTTTATTCACGAATCCAAATACAGGCTGGTGGTCGTATTGTTTGGGGTTCTGGTGATGCTGCCTCCGATACAAATCTTTACAGAGATGCTCCGAATGTTCTAAAGACAGACGACACATTTAAGGCCGCTGGTCTATTTGTTTCTGGAACAGAAATTGACCCAACTGGAGCAACTTCAGACCAAGTTCTTAAATTCAATGGCACAAAG